TCATTCATTTGTAAAGTATTTCTTTGGAACTGCCGATAAGAGGATTATTCGACAGTCTGCTGGTTGCAAGAGGGGAGTCAAATCATTCCGGTCCCGTGGCATCACAGATTGGAGTTGCGAGTCACAGGACCGGATAAATCATTACAGCGGTTCCTCTGGCGGAGGTTCCACCGGAGGCGGCACTACGGGATTGTCCAGCGCCGCGATTGCCTTGCTGGTATCTGAGAGTAGTCCCAATCTCGCCTTGATTTCTTCCATGCCGGCCAGAACCTCAGCCGGGGTTGCGGAATTGGCAGCCAGAAGCCGCTCAATATCCGCCTGGATCTCCACCAAGGCCGCTGAAATTTCGTTGGTCCGTCCGTTTACTGCCGCGGTGAATACCGCAAAATCTTCTGTGACTCCCATGATAAGCTCCTTTAATTCATGTTGGTTTTGAAGGATTAACTGCTGGTTAAGAAGGATCTGCCTGATCCCATATTTGATGCCCTTGGAACAAAATAGGCCCATATCGGACCCCTTATTTGGTATTGAAAGAGTGAATCGAACTTTCGACCGTTTGCCCATTGCACACGCTCTGAACTTTGTAAACATAATGCGTTCGAGTTATTAAGCCGGTGATGCGGGAAAGGTGATCGGTTGTTCCGAGGTTATTTGAGGTGACGGCAAATAATCGACTTGGATCGGCACCCCAGAGTGCTATCCCGCTGCACTCAGGAACCGTAGTCCAGACGATAGTTGCCGCGCTGGTTGTAATGTCGGACACGGATAGCCAGTTAATGCGCGGAATGGGAAGTACGCCACCCTCACCTGGTGGTCCTTGTGGACCAGTCGGACCCGCTGGCCCGGTCGGACCTTGTGCTCCAGTCGCTCCTTGTGGTCCAGGAACGCCGCGCGCCCCGATACCGACTTCGTTGCTGAAATCGCTCTCATTGCCAGACGTATCAAATGCAGTAACGGCAAAGAACCATTGCCCGTCTGGAAGGCTGGGATACGTGTAAGTCAGTACGTCTCCCAACACGACAGGATTTGGCAGATAGGTTCTCGACGTGTTGCCGGAATACATCTTATAACCGGCAATGTTGTCCGATACGCTCGCATCCCACGCGAGACTCACGGAAACGGTGCAGGGCGAAACGATGATCTTGGGAGGTGCCGGAGTTTGCGCCAGGAGCGGCATGGTTAACACCAGAATGAGGCAAAACATTGATAGTCGTTTCATACTTCCTCCCATAATTCGTTATGTTTAAGTCCCAAGTTTGCGGCTAAAAGATTGCGCCGTTCGGCATCACGGAATGTGTAAAGGTTGTAATAATGGCCCAGATCGCTACTGTTAATTCCTGCAAGTTCAAATTTCCGAGTCCTGCTTCCGCGAGGCACGGTACTCTTAAACAATTTCTTATTGAGTCTGTACCGTTTCATCGGATTACCCTGCCGACATCGATTCATCGAAAAGGAATGACATCTTCTGCATCTGCCAGTGATGACTGATCGATAACTGTCAGGATGGCCGTGGATGCACACTCACTTGCCCCAGCCGATTATCCCGCCAAATATAAGCTGCCAATCGGTGAGATTGCTCTTGATTACCCGGACATGCGGCAGGATCTTCCACGAGTGATCTTTACTGATTGCGATAGAAGACGCAAATCCAGCGGTCCACGCCCAGCCTACAGTGCTACCTGTGGTCAACTTGTCTTGATCCTGGCCAATAGCAACACCAAGACCTGTCGTCCCGTAGATTGGTAATTCTCCGAGCTTGAATAGCTCCTGTGCGATTCCAGGCGTGATGACCGGAGTAACAGTGAAAGGCTTCTCGGTGCTGGAGATCAAATCAAGAAAGGTAAAGCTGTAGGTATTTTCCGAAATCCCCTTGATTTTCTTAGCATGTAATCCATTGATGCTGACGTTCGGGCTGGCATAAGCATTGTAGCTTGCCCCCGCGCCAACGAATTGGTCAGGACTGTCTTGAGCAAGACAAACGCTGCAAAACATGGTAAAAAGCAGTAAAGCTATGATGGTTCGCATGGTTTTATCTCCTTTTTTGCGAGATTGATTGTGATAACCAAACCGTCGAGACGCGACACGATGGCATCGAGGTCGGCAACGGTCTTTTCCAGGAGGTGCCGGAGTTCTGGCAGCGTCTCCGCATTGAACTTGTCGAGAGCTTCCCTGAGTTTGAGCACGTCCATATCACTCATCCTTTGATGGAGGCGTTGTGACCGTTGTCGTTACTGTACTTTTGGGCTCAGTTGTGGTCGTGATCGTTGGCGGAGTCGTAAAGACGTTATGCGTTACATTCGCTATGAGCACACCCCCAATGATTCCGAGAAGTCCGAATATGGCTTGGGTGGTAAGAAGCTCGGCCCAGGTTTTGAATCCTACGCCCCAGGAGCATATGGCCAAAAGCATGCCCCCAAGGAAAACCAACAACCTTTGATCACTGAGAAATTTATCCATTACATTTCTCCTTAATGGTTAAAAACCCTGCCAGGATCAACGGAGAGGAATGATCTCGCCTGAACCCATATCCTGATACCCCCTCAATAAAGCCAAATCGTCGGATTCGGCAATGTGGAGTCGTTATCCAGATGGACAAAGGTCTTGCCAATCCCGATGCGCGTTATGCCGTGTATGATCGCTGCCTTCGCGATGATGTACTTCTGCTTCCCGGTTAAGGCCACCACATCAGCCGCCAGCCCTCGAGTATGCGCACTATTGGGACCACCGTTCACCTCCATATTGTGCGCGAGAGTCCGGAAGCCGCTGTTGATATGGAACGGGATTCCCGCTTCCTCCCGGATGCTGTCGAGAAGTTCAAGGAAGTGCGGGTCCATGCGCGATCCGCTGTCTGGTAGATCCGGGCTTGCGAATTCATCTAAGGTGAAATGCTTCACTCGATTTCCTCTCGTCCATTATTGACACGCTTCCAGATCCGGTCCAAATTCTTTTCGATGCGCTTCCATCGTTCATCTTCGCGCAAATGAATTTGCGTACACATTTTGACATCGACATATTTCCCGTTTCTGATTCTTTCAACAAGTTGACCGGCACCGAAGACAACGACAGCGCTTCCTGCAATCATGGGCCATATTTCAGTAGGGGACATGAGCGTTCTCCTTGATCAGCCTATAACGGTGCCGACAAATTCGAGTTGGTTGCCGCGCCAGTAGTAATGGCCATTGCAAACCCCAGCGTTCAGTTTCGCCTTACAGATGATGCTGTCGAAACCCGCGAGCATGGCATCCGTAATCCCGATGTTGCCGCCGCAGCGCGGACATCGGATGATCGCGTGAGTGTAGTTTCCTATGGGCGGAATTTTTATCAGCCGTGCATCAAATCGCGGATGTGTACTAAGCATAAATATTACCCATAAAACGAGAATGCCGCCCTTATGGCCGAGCCGCCTATGTCTGAGGCTACCTGCGCCAGTACTTTTGTTGCGGCGGGGATGGCGATTCGGAACCTGTATATTTGCTCTCCGACATTTGAAGATGTTCCAAGACCGGCGGAGAGATCGGTTATCAATGGCGTGTGCGAATCTGTTAGGCTGATTGATATATGGAAATTGGCGACAGAGGAAGGATTGCCAATTGCCATTATCATTTCCGTAACTGCAAAGCTGGTCGCCGCTACAATCGTCGTCCATGCCCCATATGTGTCTGCGGCCCCATCCGCCGTTATGGTCGTATAATAGGCCGCTCCAGTAACGGACGATTGCATTTGAGTGGGCGTGCTATTACCGCTTGCCGCAAGCGTAACATCGATCTGATCATTTACGGCATCATCGGCGACAGTAATGGTCATTCCGAGGCCGCTGACGAAATTGATCGCCTTGCGCCCGCCAACGACTGCGCCACCATCTTTCTGCGCCTTCATTGGCGCGTCGGCAATCGCTTTTAGATAAGCGAGGTTTCCCGTCGTACCGAGATAATTATTCCATTCCACAACCGTAACCACGGTTGCCGCATGATCCACAGGAGCCGTCCACGCCATTGCACTACCTCCTTACCAGAAATCTGCCAATCTGTTTATAAATTCATAGGACGAGATTTGGGATAATCCAGACCGTATTTGTCAAAGTAGGTTTCAACCTGCTTCTTTGGTGAATCCACAGAAACCGTGCAAGTATCAAATAGGTCATCCTCGAATATTAGATATTGCCGGAGTAATTCTTCTGTATCTTTAAGGCGACTTTCGAGAACACATTGAGTGCACTTATCCGGGTTTATAATGATGTCTCCCTGATAATGTTCTTTGCATAAAAAACCCATAACATGTCTCCCTACCAGAAATCTGCTAAAATTGTTCCCACGCCCAGCACATCGGTTCCTAAAATCCAAACATCGGTAAAGGCATCGGCGCTCGACAATTCGTATGTCGTAACGTGATCCGATCCTCTATTCAATACAGATTGCTCGATTGCCTCAATCCAGAAGTCGCCACTGACGCCGAGACCCGATGCGCCATTTGCAACCAGTGTTATGCGGTCGCCAAAATCCCGCGCCAGTGATTCCGTCAGTGCGGCCACTGACCGAGTTGCCCGATATTTAACCGTCAGGATCGGGACTGGATCCTTGCTGCCCGCGATTATCCAATCAACATATCGCTGAGCCATTGTTGTGGACGGCAGCCACGGCGCCTGCAAGGGATATTCACGGACGCCATATTTTGCCTGGCTGGTCGCGTCTTCCGCCCGTACGGTTGTTTTATCCAGTTCCATAAGGGCGATCCCACGGGCCTGTAGAAAGGTAATATAGGCAACGCTGCCGCTATTGTTCTTCAAGCTGATTTTCATCGATGTTGCAAACTTGGATGTAGTAACGGCGATATTGGTCGTGAGGTTTGTGCCCGTTCCGGCCGCCGTACTATTCGCCAGAAAATCCGTTGTCGCAACCGGCGTTGTCCACGATTGAACGGCTATAATATCGCTGCCTATCGTCGTCCAAAAATCCCGCGTCGCCCCTACCTCGATGGACGGTGAGTCTTCGCCCGTTTCGGAATTGGTCCACAGGACGGCCGATGCCTGTAAACTGTATTGGATTACGGTGACGGTTGCCTTGTTGTGAATTTCCTCAATAGGATCTGCTTGGTTAATTTCGTTATAGGCAAGTGTTGCGTCGGCAGCATCCGAAAGCGTTGCCCGGCTCGTATCATAAGGTGTGCCTAAGCGCCGTGTGCGAGATTCAAATCCAATCTTGCCGTCTTTGGTTTCATAAGTCACCCCGGCTTCGGATCTCTCCAGCTCGCGCATCAGGTTTAAGGCATCCTGATCTTCAAGGGCAAAATAGTATGGAATGACGGTTGCGCCCGTATCCACAACCCTGTCCTCAAGCGGCCAACCGATAGCGGTAAGGATCGCGTTTATCGCTGCGCCGGTATCTATATTCTCCGACAGTGCAACAGACGCATATTGCTCGCGTATAAATCCGAGGGGACCGAAACCGCTGATTGTGGCCGTATGGCCGCCGCCTCTTTTTGGTTGCGGATTTATTTCTGTGATGAATCCAGTCATCTGCCGTGCAACCACGCCTCCATAGTTTGAGATGACGGCGACCTTGCGCCCCGGCAGAAGCTTTTCGTAATAGGGGCCGGTAGTCAGGAATGAATTAAAGCGGCCGTCCATATTCAATAATTCGATGGTGAATGACAGCGACACGCATTCGCCCGTTAAGTTGCTCGCTCGGTCGCGCCCGCGCCGCCAAGACATGGAAGTCACGTACGGCGTAATGTCGTCGATTGTTTGATAGAAACTATTGTCGTTATCCCAATCGACATAAATTCCCCATCGGCCCGAAGGAATTACAGTTTCATCGATGACGGAATATGTTAAAGCCTTGCTGAAACTGATTCCCTTCGGCGGAGACAGAACATTATAGACATTTGCCTTGCTGGCATTGATTCCGGTTTCCGGCATTATGTTTCCGACCGCAAATTAAGTTCCATTGCATCCAGAAGCGCCGTAGTCATGGCCGCGCCGTTAATCGTGGCCGCGAGCCGTTCATACGTAGCCCAGCCAGTCGTGAGAGCCTGGCCCGCGTCTACGTCCACGGTTCCCCCGCTCAATAATCCCAATTTCAGAGTTCCTATGGAGGCGTCTACGGATTTCGTTGCCCTGGCCGCAATCTTGACGGCCTTTACTTGGAATGTACCGGCAGGACAATTCGACATTGCATATTGAGCGTCTTTATCGGCGACATCCACATAGGCAAGGTCTGCGTCGTTAATAGTCGCTTCGTCAATTGTGGTATAATCCCCCGTCCATTCAAGCAGACTTCCCGCACCATTAGGATAATGAGTAACCAGACTAAAGCTGCGGGTATCCTCGTCGGCTACGATGATCTCGGATATATTTTCCATCTGGTTCCCCACCATGCCCAGGGTCACCGTGTTCAGCTCTGTTATGCCGGCTATACTGATGTCTCCTGTGTAAGTGGCCACCAAACTCCCGTTCAGATAAAGATTGACCGTACCGGATCCACCATAATTTATGATCTGAAGGTCGATCTGGAATATCTGAAATCCGCCGATACTATAGGCTATTTCGGAGGCAAGGTTTGTCATTGAGGAAGCATCGTACTTCCCCACGCAAAGTTTACCCATATTCCCGGTGACGGCGGACTGATAGACATAAATCCCCTTCAGGGTTCCAGCCGAAGTGACGCCAATTATCCGGTCTGCTCCATCATTCTGATTGCCGAAATAGCCCCGTAGATGCAACCAACAAGAGGTTACGGCCCCGCCCGGAAAGGCATTGCTATAACAATTTAATGTGCAGTTCTGCATGTTTAGTGCATGCCTTGCATAACCAGCTCGGAACCGTCCTGCGGTGGCAATCACCGGGGGGATCACGCCATTAAAATCTATGTCTTCCCCGCCACACCATAAAATACTCATTTGGTAGCCCCCAGATAGGACAATCCGCCAAGTTTGAAGGTGCGCTTGATGCTGAGCGCAATTTTCTTATCCAAATCATCGAGCCCATAGGCCGTTATGTCGCCGATGATATTGACGGTAACAGATCCGCGATTTTCGCCCGCCGGGATAACAGCTTCGCCGCGTTCGAGCTGATAGATCCCAGTCCTGGGCACATAATCAGTGCCGGAAGCATATTGCGGAATGAACTGGCTTAAACCGTTAGCCGATCCGACGGTTTGCAGATACTCCGCAGCGGTTGCGCCGATTGATTCCAGGTATTGCTGGTATCCTGCAACCTCGGAACCGATACTTTGCACCAGGTTGCCGCCGATGGTTCCGACCAGGCCCGCCGCCGATCCTATGCCCTGAATCAAATTGTTCCAGTATTGCGTGACCATTTCTCCGACCTGGCTAAAGGCATCCCCAAAACCGGTCGTGATTGAGTCTGCGATAGTGCCGGAGAGATTCTCTGAAACGGTAGCGACCTCACCGATCTTGCCGATGATGATGTCCAGGTCCGACAGCACGGCCTCACGGGCGGTCGCCAGAGTGCCCTTGATATACTCAGCCGCTATGTCGAGCGCCGCCGTCATATCCTTCGTGTACTGGTCGATCTTGGTTTTGGCGTCGGTCTGAGCCGTATTCAGAGCAGTCAAGACACTCGGCACAAGCGTTGCCAACTTATCGTTGATAGATTGCAGCGCCGCCTGCCCTTCCTCGGTAAGATCGCCGCTCAATGCGTTACGTGCTTGGATAAGATCGGCCATTGACTGCATTTGCTCATAGAGGCCGCTGGTGGCAAAATCGGGAATGATGTTTGCAAGTGAGGCGATCAATTCGGGGCTGATAATTCCTTCCTCGATAAACTGCTGAATCGGATCAAGGGTTTTGGGAATCAGATCGGCGAAGGCATCGGCTATGCTGGCGGCTAGAGATTGCAGCGTTGACAATCCTTCTCTGAGTCCGGGCAGCAGGGCGGCATTATCCAACACACTCAGATTGATCCCGGCTTGCACGAATATATCCGATAGCCCCGCCATCACCGTGCCGTCTTGTTCCCACTCGGCGCGGGCGGTTGCAAAGGAATTGGCCATTCCGATGACATTTGAGTATGTTTCAAATGCCGCCATATTGGCCCCGAGATCGCCAAGGGATTTGCGGAAATCATCACTCATGGCGCCGGTTTCAAAAAAGGCTTGATAAACATTATTGGCATCGGCGGCAAGTTGTTTTTCTGAATCGCTGACCATCTGCATAACGCCCCGCAAATCCGTAAAGCCAGTGAATAGTTTCTGATCAGCCTCGGATAACGCAGCAAAATCATTTGCAGCTTTAAGCAATGGATCTTCCGCCATCGTTAATTCTTCGCGCCATTTCGGAAATACTTTCGCCAATTGCTCGCTATGTTCATAGGCGTCCTGAAATTGTTCATTAAGGTCTGACCAATCGCCGGTAGATTCGCCCAACTCGAAGGCGGCGCGGAAATTAAATGTCCCCCACGCAGTCTTAACCTTTTCCAAACTTGTTAAAAATTCTTCCATCCGGCCTTGTTCTTTAGCGAGCGGCCCGGCGATCTGTGCTAGAAATTGCGGTGAGGTGTAAAGATCCTTGCGGACACCGTAGGACTCGCCTTCATTGAGTCCCAAGGCTTCATAGAAACTTTTGAAAACTCCTCCGGGTAACTCAACTCCGCCCAAATCTCGCTTTACTTCCATCTGCCCGGCAACGGATGTTGATTTGCCAAGCATGGATTGTAGAAGGGTTAGTACCCCGGCTGAGCCGATGCCCATTGCCGTTTTTGCAATCCAATTGCCGGAGAATGCCGCCTGAATAGTCTTCATTGCCGTTGCCGCTATCGCTCCGATAGCCGTTCCTATGCCCGGCGCGATAGATGTTCCAACCGAGGCACCTCCAGCGATAGTTTCCCCCCAACCCTTCGCGCCCGGAGTTGTCATTCCCTGATAAACAAGATAGGCTCCGCCTCCCGCCCCGGCCGCCTTACCGTACCAACTGGAGCCTCCGGTTGCGGTCTGCCCTTGCTGTAAGGGTCCTACGAAATCTTCTGTCGATGTGCCGCCGATCATTTGTTGAGAGCCAGTAAAGAGGCTTGTGAAACTTGATAAAATGTTTTTACCTACACTACCCTCTGATGAAAAAAGTTTTCCGAACCAATCACCCAGCGTTGATCCCCATTCCTGCATTTGCTTTGTCAGCGGCTTGAGCAACCCTTCGAGGAAACTAGACAACAGGGATTTGGCCAGGCTCTTCACCGTACTCAATAGCGTTGCACCCCAACCCTTCCATTCGATGATATTGTCGGCGAGCTGCTGAACCATGTTGGTGAAGATCGTAGAGACTTCGTTGCCAAAACCCTTGCTGGAATCAACCGCCGTCCCGTTATTCTTGACCCATGCGGCGCACCAGGCATCGTCCTCACTTTTCCAACGGCTCATGTCGTGAATGATGTCATCAGAGAATTTATCTAGTTCTTTGTTGGTGTCCGCGATAGATCCTTGGATATTGACGAAGCCGCCTACAATCTGCTCGGCTGTAGGCAGGAGTTGCGTTCGCAGATCGAGTTCATACTTGTCGATTTTCGCATTGTGTTTATCGAGTTCGGCGTTCGCATCTTTTAAGACATTGCCGATGTCCTTCCAAATCTCGGCGGGTTTGAGGTTTTTGAGTTCTTCGAGCTTTTTCCTTTCCGCTTCCAATTCCTTGGTGTGATCCTTGGTTTCATCCGTCACGGCCTTCAATTTCTTTAGGAAATCGGCAAGCGTCAAGCCCCCTGCCTTGTGCGCTTTTTCCGATGCCTGCGTGGCCTTGAGTTCATCGTTTATCTTTTCCTCGTATAATTTCGCCTGGATACCTGCATTCATCATTTGCGCGGTCAATCCAATAAGGCTGGCTTTAAGTGAATCAAGGGGGATGTTGACGCCCGGGAGTTTATTGAATGCCTCGATGACTTTGATTATGGCGTTGACAGCGGTGATTGCCCACGATGCAATTGTAACTTCGCATTTATAGATGGCGAGTATCCAAGAATCAAAACCGATCACACCATATGTGCCAATATAGGTTATGGCAAGCTTCGCTTTCATCAGGAAGGTATCCCAGGAACGCCCAACTTTATCCATCATCGTATCGAATGCCAGAAGCTTATTTTGCGTAATGTCATCCCAGACCGGGCCGCTTTTCTTTTGTATCTCCATGCCTTCGCGGATGCCTTGGTTCACATCGAGAACCGGAACCAGAAGATCGCGATATCTTACTCCCAATATTTGTAAGCCAATTTGTGAAGCCTCTGTGGTGGAATTCGCGCCGAGCAATGCGATACGTAGTTCGTCGAGAATTTGGATGGCATCCTTTTGTTTGCCCGAAACATCGGTAGTAGCTATCCCGATTGCCTTCAATTTCAACTCGAATTCTTTGCCCTCTGGTTTTCCGAGTTGTTGATTGAGATAGGCTATCGACCTGCCCAAATCCATGCCTTCGAGTCCAGCTTCTTTGGCTACTTGTTGAAGCGCTTGCAAATCCTGGGTGCTCATACCCGTTATTTTGGATAGATTATCTAATTGCTCCGCCGTATCGCTTAGATCATCGACCATTTTGAATAACGCAAGTCCAGCCGCGCCAATCGCAGTGGCAACCCCGCCAATACCAACAGCGGTCGGCCCCATCTTTTCTAACAACGAAACAATCCCCTCCTTGGCGCTCTCCAACGGATGGCGGGCAAATTCCGTGATGGCTTTCCCGAAACTTTCAAAACCACTTCCGCCCTTTTGCGTTTCCTGGTATAGATCCGCATACTTTCGCGTAAGGGGTTCGACGGCCTGCCCGTTGGCCTTTGCGATATCCGCAAATTTAGATGCCTCTGCTCCCATTACCTTGAGAATGTCTGTTTCGCTGCGCCCCTCATTTCCGAGCAGTCTGAGTTTCTCTCCAAATTCAATGGTTGGATTGAGGGCATTATCGAAGCTTGCGGTTAGTTTATTGATTACCGATTGCTGTTCCTCAAACTTTGAGAGGGCGGATTGTGCCGATTTGCCAAGCGAATCTATGGACGATGCGAAACTATCGGAGGCTTGCTTGCCAGTTGCTGATGTATCGACGGCCTTTTTGCCTATGCCGTCAAGCGCAGTTCCAGCCTGTTGGCTGGCAGAAATTATCGGCGAAGCGTCGGCTTTTATCCTAAAATTGAGTTCGGTATCCATCTATCCACCAAATCCAGCAAGAGATTTCATCTGCATTTCCTGCACCTTCGCCCGCTGGCGCATCATGCGGGCAACCATGAAGTCCTCCGGGCTAAGTTCTTGAGGCAATATATTCAAATCGATCAGATCCTCGATATAATGAGCTACTCCGAGCAAGGCAGCGTGATCCTGCAGCGATGAAAATAATTCGCCTTCTCGCTCATATGGATTGTTCGGGCAAGGATCGCCAATTTTTGCCCCTTCGATTTCAAAAGGGAAACAATCACAGGCATTCGGATCTTCCTGTAACCAACGGCAATGCGTTACGTCGGGATATGCGGCCCGGATGTGATCCTGCTCTGTTTTCTTTCCACTCGCCTGATAAAGTTCCTGGAAGCATTTTTCCCTGACGCATCGTCCCAATTCCGCCGCCCGTTGCTCGTCGCGGAGAGCCTTATTTAACTCATCCGCGATCAGGCGTTTTTTATTTCAACATCCTGAATGGCCTGGCTCATGATGTAGATTTTGGGAATGAGAAGCAGGCGTTTTACCCAGGATTCCTTATTGATTGCCGTACAGGGCTGGCCGTCAATCACGGCGCCTTCAAGACATTTCAGCCGTTGGTTGCAAAGCTGTTCAATGACATCCCAGTTGGCCTCGGTGTAGGTCTCTCCGCGCCGGCTGTTCTCAATTATGGAAATAGCCTTGTCGTACTGGTGCTTGTCCGATTGCGTGAGTTTATCGATGATGGCTATGGGACGGAGAACTTCCTCGAATTTTCTTTCAGGGGAATAGAGTCGAAATTCAAGGTGGATCTTCTGTTCCTTCTGGCCAAATAGAAGGATTGCTTTGCCCAGCCTGGCTTCGTCCGGGCGTTCGCGCGGGCCTACGCTATCGATGCCCAGCCGGAAGATGCGCTCCAGGAAGGTGGAGTTTTCCTCAAGCCATAGCTTTTGCTGCTCTGGCCCTGGCGCGGAACCATCGGCCAGTACTGCGCCCGTAAAGGACTCGAAGTGATCCAATACGAACGTACGCATATCGGCCATGTCGGGAGTTTCAACCGTATTCTCCGCAGTAGTCCGCCGTTTGCGCTTGGGGATTATCTGATCGTAAAACTTTTTGATCGCGTAGGCTTCATACACCCGCATGGCGACATAGAGTTTGAATTGATCGTCGGGCGTGTTGATGGGGTAGATGTAGCGATCGGCGGCAAGTTCAAGACATGGCTTGCCATCGACATAAACCACTGCCGATTTTTGCGGCTGAGAGGCTTTGGGCGTGTCAGTCATAGGGCTCCTTAAATGGAAAGGGCCGCCCGAGGACGGCCCGATCGATCAAATGGATTAACTGGTTAACTGAGTCCAGACCCCCGAGGGAGTCCACTTCACAGGGCTCATGACAATGGCCCCGCGCTTGCCGGTGAAGGGCGTATAGGACGATACGAACGCCTTGCCGCTCCATCCCGGGTTAGTTGCCGAACGCGACGCACTGTCTGGCTGCACGATAATATCGTGGAGCACCTTACCGCTCCATAGCGGCATGATGGTCGCGTGAACCTTGGCCGCGGCGAAATCCTGGAAGAAATTCGCATCGACGGAGCCCACGTCCAGATTTCCGGCGCACGCATAGTTTTGGACTTCTCCCATGCCGGCGGCCGGGAGAGCCTCGGTTGAGAACGGCCCAAGAGTCACGGTGTCAAGATGGTCGCTTAGGTCCACACCGTTGACTGTGAGTTTTGCGTTATAGAGTACAATCCTGTCTGTTCCTGGCATTTTCTGCCTCCTTGAATGTTGCCGAAGGAGGCTGCACAGGCAGCGAGCTTAGGTTGTGGTTTTGTTCTTCGAGCGAGCATAGGCACTTCCGGCCAGCTTTGACCATGCCCTTGCTGAGTCGAATTAGCGATTGATGCATTTCATAGGATGCGCCAGTTGGAACAATCCCAGCCCAGCGTTCCCATGCTTCAATATTACTCATGGCTGAAAGGATTAGGTGTTGAATTAGCTTTGTGGTTTCCGGCCTCATCCGCGCCCCTTGTCTATCCAGACCGAGAAGGCGTACACCGTCCTGTTATTCTCGTCTACCTCAAGCGGGAATGGCGGATGCAATGCCTGCATGTTGTAATAGGTGATTCCCTGGAGTGTCACCCCGCCCAGACCGTCGAGCGCCTTATAGATGGCGTAAGCTGTTGCGCGCGCCGCCGCCGGAGCCCCTGGAGCGGATCGGACTTGAACCTGTACGCTCGGGTGTTCTATTGCGCTCGCCGGAGCACTGCCCATGGGCATAGAGGAGGGTGCGCCGCCGTACTCATAAATGGAAATTACGGTATCGGGGCTCGACGGCATCGTGTTACAAAAGATATTTGTGCCGAACGTGCCCAGAGCGAGAGTTGTGGCAATGTACGAAGCGATATCATATGCAGGCCCTAAACTCGTGCTTGGCATTACGTTTTCACCTTCTCCATTTCCTTTTCCACTTCTGCGGCTGTGGATTGATCGAGTTTAGGGAGGGCTTCTTTCAACGGATTCTCGATGTATTTGGGGCCTCCAGTTTTCGCCCAGTGCTTGTAGGGTTTCCCGCTGGGAGATAGCCCGCCCGTATGCCCGGCGCGTATGTTCTCATGGACAGCAACGGCATAATCCGCCGCGGGTCCGCCAGCTCCGATGGTTGAAGTAATCACGTTATCCGCCAGTTCTGTCTTTGCGAAAATGGTAGACCTGAGAGCGCCCGTATCAACAGGGACTCGATTTGTTTTAGACTCGCTCGCCACTTGTTCAGACCAATCCCGCATGCCGCGCTTCACCGCTTCCGGGCATGCAGCGCCAAAGGCTTGCAATTTTGCGATGGTGTCCTTTAATTCAGGGCATTCGATGTTGATGAGAGTCACGCCTGTTTCCTCAAATCCTTCAGCCAATCCCCGGTTATCGCCCGCAGCATCAATTCCCCGTCCTGGATCTGCTGTAGGGGAAATTTGCCGGAAACGAAATCTTCCCACATGGCCGCGGCGGTGACATGGGCGTTGCCATCTGCCGTCTGGATCGTTATGCGAGGCTTATAATCTTCGATTTGAATCACTTCACCCATGCCAATCGGCTTCTTCCCTGGAATCAGGCGGGTCAAATGAGCGTTGAATTGTTCGGCTATCGCGTCCCAGTCGTAGGCGGGCTCTCGGGTTAAGTGGAATCCTTTTGCGCCCAACTCCTCCCGCAATTCCTCGTCCCGATAAATCCGGTCCAGAGCCTCGATAAACAAGCCCTTATCCACTATCCCGCCGATGGTATTGATCTGCATGGTTGAGCAGCTGGAAGCCGTGCAAGGTACAAGGTAGGCCGCCCCCTTCGCCCACTCGCCCAAGGCTGCATAATCGGGGGCTATTTGCACTGTGCCGCAAGCCATGCCCTCGATGTGGATGAGCCCCCATCCTTCCCCCTCCGTTGTGCTCAACTGGCAATCTAGGGCATTGTAGACGAGGGGCATGCTGGTTTCCTTGATGCCCTGCACCGGTGTCAACCCAAGTCCGGGAATGAGCAACCGTTCCTGAATCCCGTAGTATTCGGCCAATTCCGTCAGATCCCAGCCGCCGTCCTGCTGTGCGCAATGTAGATACAGATAAACATCTGCCGGGATATCGCGTGATTTGACCCACTCGGCGAAATACTGGATCGTCAGATCCTGGCGCTTTCGCGGCTGGTTGCGGTTCACATTCCCGAAGATAAAGCCTTCCAGGGGTAGTCCGATTGATTTCCGGGCCTCTAATTTGTCCATCGGTCTGAAAAGATCCGTGTCGACGCCGTGGGGAATGATCGCGGTATGGCAATCAAGTCCGGCCAGGACAGCCTGTTCCTTGCCGAATTCCGTATACCAGATGCACAGATCGGCGGCGGATAGACTTTTCGCCCAGGCGGGTTTGAAATTCTTGGCATCGACCGGGATATAAGTGACTATTGGCACTCCGTATTCCAATTCCCGGTGCAGGGCGACAAATCGCTCTGCTATCCAGGCATCATTGAGAACAAGCACGATATCCGGCTGAACCTTGTTGAAAATCACCTCATAGCGGGCGAATCCGGTGTAATCGGCACCCCACCCAGCAGGATAAAGAGCGTGTGGGGTCTGGAAGTGATCGCCGTTATAATTTATCGCCAAAATCGAAATGTCCCAATCATGCTGCGCGTGCAATCGGTCACAGATATTCGTTGTGACCTTCGAGAATCCGCTCGGGATAGAGAAATCGCCGCACCAGAGGATTTTCACTTCCAAATCCCCAGACGATGCAGATTAAGATTGCATTGCCGTAGTAGATTTCCGGTTGCAAGGCAAAGTAATTCTTCCGGGCCGTCTACAAATTTTGAGGCTCTACCGGCTAATCGCGAAGCTCGCCCGATTTCAAGTAGGTCTTTTCGAATAATCCGCCGTAACCAGAAAATGGCCGCGTGTGTACATTCATGTGCAACAACATCTGTTTCAAGGCCGCGCTGATAGAAATGGATATTGCCCATTTCGGGATTAATCCGCGCTTTTTTATTCTTTCTAAAATCTATCCTGCAAAATGAATGGCAAACTGCTTTGGTTTGTCGGCTAATTGGAGCCATGCAATTCGCCTGACAATATGCCCACATCGCCCATTTGGTATCAAAAACCTGGACTAAAAAATGCAACCTTCGCCCGATTCTTGGATATATCTTGAATTCCCTCATTGCCGCACCAGCATTGCAATCTTGCGCGTGTCCTGCTCGATCCAGGGATGCAAGATTTCTTTGTAGTTCGGCGAATCAATACTGCCGCAATCCCCTTCCATGAGAAGCCGTTCAATTGCATTTCTAACGCTTTCCAGGTTGGAATCGTCCACCAGAATCCAAGGGACTTCCGCTTTCATGCAGGTTTCAATATCATGCCGACAGACTTCGATTTCATGCCCACCGTCGAGCCAGGCCAAGCCGCAACCCGCAATTTGATCCGATTTCAATTTCTCCCTGGAATCTCCGATTGCATTGCTGATTCTTAAATTTGTCTCTTCGCCGAGAATTTCGCAAATATCTGCCGTCCTTGGATCTGTATCATAGGTGAGCAATTCTGTCCCCGGACCCGCCAGCCAATTCAGGAGATAGCCGAAGAAGCCTTTACAGGTTCCCGTTTCAACAACGCGCTTAGGACGCCCGGCTTGCTCATAGGCCCATGCAATCGCCCGAGTCTGCGCTGAGATTTCCTGTTCGGTCTGTCTTTCCAAGAGTGTTCCCTGATCGGTTTCAATTGAGGCGGCCAGCTTCCGAGCCAACGGATTATTTACCAGATGGCCAACCGAAGGAACCAGCCTGTGTCCATCATAGGGAACCGAGAATATCTCTTGATGTGGAGCTCCACCCCATTTTTGCTGATAGACAAAATCCGATAGGTGGCTTTCCATGTCGGTCGCCAGGGCCAGGCGCCAATCGGCCTTGATCGTGTTGGAGGCGTCGTTTTGATGGATCACGCCTTCGGCTCCAGCCTCAATTATCCCGAACCCGGCCAGCTTCACGCGCCTGTACCAATCCTCGTCGGCGTGATACCAAGGGATTTGCGTGTCCCAGGGACCCACTATGTCGATTGCCTGCCGACTATATAGGCACAATACGTCGTAAAGGGTGAAAATCACGCCCCAGCCCGGAGCGGCGTCCTCCGCAATGGAAATCAGCCTATCGAGCGCTTCCGGGGTACATTTCATGTCCGAATGGGCGAAGAGAACGGCGTCGGCGTCATTTTCTCTAGCCGTTTCCTGAAATGCATTTTGGGTCTGCGCAAAACTAAGCGGAACGATAGGACGATGACAGGCTTGCCATCCCCGCGGCTGAAATCCACTTAAACTATTATCTAGGACTAGCAACTCATAGATCCTGCCGTCATCAACGGCTGGCGTGATGCTTTTCAGGCAATCTTCCAGCAAATCCGGGCGATTGACAAAGGGCACGCAGGCAATGATTTTCAAAAGTAAATCTCCGTAGCGAAAGGCAGGCCGTCCTTGTCCTCGATATACCTCACGTCCACAATCGGCGGAGTCTGGCCGTCTGGCATGGTGAACTTATCGAGCGGGTTCACCACCACTGAATCACACAGCGTGATCTGCGTGTCGCTGATAACTTCCGTTCCGCTCTTACCGATCACCCTTTTCTGCTTATGGGCAATGACGCATTTGCGAGATACGCCCGTGGCATAAGTGGCCGCGCCCCAGCCGTCAACACTCACGTAGGCGGCATGGGTGATCGTCGGGAGGCCGATCAGGTTATCGGCGATGGTTCCGGCTGTCGATACCAGGCCGTGCAGGTTGATAGTCATTTATTACCGAAGATGCGCTGTAGAAAACATCTCCATCCACAGCAACAGAAATGGCCCCAACCGGGCACATGAATTCCGGCGCATTGTTTTAAATGCAAGCCGCAAAGATATGAGTGTTTCATTGTCATCAATGCCTTATCCTTTTAATTATCCCGCATCTTTCGCACTGGATTTCCATATAGGATTCATAACTACAAATCCTATAGGTTTTGGGCCATTTGTGCTTTAGCAGAAACCAACATAAAAGCCTTCTCATACGCGCCTCAAATCCACACTTGAACGCGATCCATATTTACGTTCGCCCCAATCCGCCAGCATTTCCATCACAGCATCCGGAATCACCTTGCGCCTCTTTGGATTCGAGCTATTGAACCGGATGTCTATTGAGCCTACGGTCAAGCCATTGAGCCCTTCCCGGTCATCCGCCGCCGTCAGGTCGGCATCAATCTGGTAGATTGCCAGCTCGCAGCAGGCATCCTTGAGCTTCTGGGGAATAACGTTGTCGTCTATCTCATCCCCGCGCAGATCGTAGGTTCCCGCACGCGGCCACAAGAGTGCCTGAGTTTCATAAGCAGTCGGCCAGGTATCCTCATCCCATTCGATCTGTTCATCGAGTAGGCGCGTAGCCGTAATGAGGGCCCGGTTGAGCGTGTCATCCGTTGCGGCGTCGACGGCGGTGGAATTGTGCAGCCGGGTGGAAAGATACGCCTTCATCTCGGCAAGCGTGGCGTAGGAATTGGCCGACGCGCTTCCCGGTGTGGCAACGAGTGAATCCAGAACCTTGATCGTGTGGGAGCGCGTGTCGGTCCGGCCGCCCGATGTGACTACCGTGTTGACGGCCTGGTAACTATTGCCCGCCGTGCCGCCCGATAACCATACTTTCGTGCTCGTTGTGTCGTGGCTATCGGTCCCCTTGGTAATGCCGGTATCGACACTCCAGGTTGAGGTGTCTATGGTTTCGGCCGTGGCGAGCCAGTCGCTCCAGTCGAAACCATAATCTTTTACCGCCGCAGATTCTTTTACATAGATAGTCATCTCGGAACCTCATGGGGCCGGAGCGTCATTCATTCCGGCCCGACGAATTAGCCCAATGACTCGGTGATGGTCAGCGATGTAATGGATACTTCGGCGTATTGCACGATAGAGAGCGTCGGCATGTTCAGGTCGCTGCCCGATGTGCCGCACAATCCCTGATGCGCTGCCGCTCCACCGCTGGTCAGGATACGGAAGAATGAAGCCGTGCCGGTTGCATCCGCGGCTGAATCCTTGGTGATGGCCGCCGCCGTTGCCACTCCAGCCGCTGCATCGCCGAACGCATCCGCACCGAGTGTCAGTGTGGCAAGCAATACCTGATCGGTTATGTTCGTGGCCACATCTGCGGGAACGCCGGACCCGACGGTATATATTTTCACCGTGCCGTTGTTGAGCAGAGCTGTCATTGCATCGCAAGCCGCATTCGCCTGGACTGCGCTTCTTTTTGGTGAGTATGCCATTTTGGTTTCTCCAAATAAAAAGGGCGCCAATGCTGAGCGCCCTTGTTTGAAATCTGCGATTGTTACGATTAAATTGCGTTATCGGTCATCCGGGATTATGGTTATCCGATTCTCTGCCGGCACTCTGCCTATGCGATTCTCTGCCGCAACCACACCGATTCGATTTTCGGTTAAAACTTTATAGAGATATCGCGCAACCGCGTAGGGATACATATCGCCTACCGCCTGGTTCGCAAACGTATGATTGAGATTACCGGATGCCCGCATTGTTTCTGCGGCCAGGACTGCCTTAGAATGGTCGAATGAAATGCTGCCGCCGCTCAGCATTGTTTCAGCACCGATAGCCGCTAAAATCTGGGATAGGGTTAATCCGCCCGAGCCAATTAATGTCTCGGCCCCAATCAAAGCCTTTGAATGATCGTGCGTCAAATTCCCAGAGCCAGGCATTGTCTCTGCGGCGACAGCGGCTTGGGAATAGAGGAAGGATAGGTTTCCATCTCCGCTCGGAGGCGCGGTAAATATCCAGTTCGTATTACTCGCCGTATTGAGCGAATTCACACCCGCATACCACAATGGCGAAGCATCCACAGTTGATCGCCTGATATCGAGCCAGTCGCAGGAAATAGGACCAGCGCCGGTGCAGTGCAACGTGAAAGTTCCCGCTCCGTCAACCGTATCGAGGATTATGCGGACACTTCCGCCTCCACCAGCGCCGTTGACATTGAAGGTTGCCACATTCGTTGTGGTGCTCTTCGTAAACTTGACCGCATGAGCCGCCGTGCCGTCGTCTTTGAAGTCGGCGAAAGTTGGTCCGCCAATTATGTTTAAGTCTGCACTTCCCGCTGCGGGCGCAAACCAGAAATTATTGAATGTTTTTCCACCTGAAGTAAATGATTTCGATAGCGCAGTTGAATCGGTGAATTTTATAGTGCTGTCTGCGGCATTTATTGTCGCATTAGCATTCACTTTCCCAGACCAATTATTTCCAGAGCTTGTTAGTGTCCATAATCCATTTCCCAGGTTAATAGTATAAATATTGGAATTGTTGCAATCAAACCAAGGGGCAGTAAAATTATTTCCATTCGCGTCAAAGGTTCCTCGGATAAGAGCGAAAGAATTTGCTGCATTGCTAGTGAAAAAACTATCTTGCAAGGTTAATGTGCCGCCAGGAGCATTTTCCCAAATTCCTTTCGCCCAAATATTTCCCGCACTCGTCAGGGTATAGCTTCCTCTTCCTTCAAACGTGTAAGTCTGCGTACTCCCCGTCAGCACCATCCCCGTAGTGGCCGTATGCAGCGCCATGCCGCCAAACACACTTGCCGCCGTGCTGGTCGTGAACGTCGGCACATTCGTTACAGGAAGCACACCGTCTACTCCAAGCCATGTGCCATCGGGAATTCGTGGCATATCCTGAGTGAGTGTCATGCCGGTTGCGCCGAATGATAGATTGTCCAGTATATAGAAATCCTGTATCAGCGGGACCCTGCCTGCTCCACCGCTTCCACCTGTGCCAAGATACCAGTTGGCTGCGGTTGACCAGTTATTTGCTGCACCGCTGGCCTTATACCAGTACTGTGGAACGCTGGCCGGGAATGTGATACCGGAACAACCGGTCAGTGTTGTCCCTCCGCCTATATCGGTTTGAAGGGAGAAGTCCCACGAACCCGAGCCTGCACCGGTTATATCCTTGAAATCTGTATTCGTGACTGCAACTGTTCCATTGCAGGTGATGGTGCGTTTGGTGCCGATGGCGTTCGAGCAAATCAAAACCTGATTGATGCGAGAGTTTCCGTTGAAGGTGAAATTTCCAGAAAGCGTGATATTGGCACTGAGAATAAACTGACTGGTCTTGAAGGCTACGCCGTTATAGATTATGGCATCTGGAGCAAAAGCAACATTGACCGTCACATTATAAGCAGCAGCCGCAGATGCAGAATCAAAATTGGCTACATCTCCAGCTCCGGGCACACTCGCACCACCACTACCGCCGGATGAAGTAGACCAATGCGCCGTGTCGTTAATGTTCCCAGTTCCCAGAATCCAGAAACGGTCTGCCATTACTTATTTCACCTTTATCGGTTCAATCTAAAACCAAATAGGCAGCGGGTCATTGATTGAATTATTCTTTCCAGTACAATTCAGATTACCGTGCACTGTCAGGTCGGCATTTAATGTTAGAGATCCGTCATTCATATCAACTGACTTCGCATCAGCTTTTCGGTTGATTGTTACCATGCCAGATTTGTTGATCTTCACGGCAATGTCTTTGTCGGGAATCCAGCATGATGCTTGTCCGTTCTCTATAGCGGCCCAATTCTTAGCGTCGGACCAAGATCCCTCACCACCAATCCAATAGAGTGTTTTGGGTTTCTTCAGTCCCGAACTGATTAGGACTGATCCTACCGCCACACCTAATAATGATGTTCCTAGAAATCCCCTTCGTGTCAGATTCATGGTTTATCTTCCTCAATAGGTTTTACCTCAATCGGCTTAACATCCTTCGCCTTAATCTTCGCCTCAAGTTCAGCCACCTGAGCGGTTGTCTCGATAATTCGCTGCTCGGCTTCCGTTTTCATTGCGATCAACTCTTCTTTGGTGGGTTCGTAGGGAGGCTTGCTGGATTCAAGTTCAACGTGTTTAGCCCAGCCTTCTGCGAGATCCTTGCATTGCTTATAAATATCGTCTTCGGTGAGATCCTTTAGCTGTTCTTCGCCGAAGTACAGAGCACTCTGATAACGTCCCTGTTTGGTATCCTCGTTGATCTGGATCTGCAACCGGGCACCCTTAATCTTAATTGCTTCGGTGATGTCCATGATTATTCCTATACCCTTAAGCCTGTGTCACTATCCCGATGAACCGATCCGATGCACCCGCGGCCGTGAACCTCAGGGTAATCATCGCTCCGTTGAGATCCGTGTTGGCGAAGTCAATCGTATACATGCCGTAAGCCACTTCGGTCGCTGCATTCGCACACGCAGCAAAACTTCCTGCATCAATACGCCGTGTAGATGTCACGGTCAATCCGGTTAAGGGCACTCCACTCGAATCCACCATGAGGAAGGTGAAATTCGGGAAAGCTGTATTCTTTTTGAGAGCAAGTTGCGCGGTGGTAAGGTCTACCGTCTGCGATAACTTTGTTCCATTTGTCGTGGGGAGACCGCCGTTTGCTCCAGGTATGGCAGCGGGCAGGCTATTGACTGTGCCCGTAGGAGTTGCCACATCAAAAAACGCTTGGAAAGCATCGGCCACCTGCGTACCGCTTTGAGTGATTGCATGGCCCAATATTTGAGCCAGACTCACATCGAGGAGATCGGCTGTGACACCATGTCCCGCATATAGCGAATCATAGACATTCGCAGCCAACACCGTAAATTCATGGAACACAGGACAAATCTGATCGGCATCGGTAAAGCAGAGCATCGCACGACCCAAGAAATTGACGTTCGCCGCCGTCAATTCGAGATCCCACAAGCCGCCGCCTCCGGCCGTAACGATATCGTTATCGCCAGCACTGGCACTGAGAGTCAAATGTTGATGCGCGACAGCATCGTTATCGTCCGAATCCTGAGTCAGGATGCAGGCAATGTCCGTCACCGTCATTGCATCCAGTGGGGTGAGGCCGTCCGCATGATCCAGAAAGGGACCGACCGTGATTCGTACGGCTGTATTGGTTTTTAGAAATCTCATAAGACTCTCCTTCTATAAGCGCTCATTAAAATCGGGATTGAAGGGCCGGAAGGGGCAGCCCCTTCCACTCCGCAACGCAATTCATACACATTATTACCCGCACTCCAATCCGCAGGCAACGCACCTGAATATCCCGCCGTCTTGTCTACCACCTGATTGAGTGCGCCATTTGTTGTGGCCGAGTAACCAATAGTGAGAGCGTTGGCAGTATCCATAGAAAAAACGATGCAATAGTTCGTCCCTCCGGTCAGAGTTACCGGATTTGGCGTAATATTGGCCTGTGTCAAATGCCCTCGCCAATCATAGGCACTCATGCCGGATGTAATTGCCACTTCTGCGGTTCCTTGACAGATCAGAGTTGCCCTATCTGCACTGTAAATAGCCAATAGAATATTGCCTTGGGCTGCATAATACTTGCAATAGACGGAGATTTCTTTAACCGTCATATTCCCCGAGCCGGGACAAGTCCAATTCAGATATGTATCCCAATTAGTGAAAAGCATCACCGAACTTGGATTCGTATCTCCAAAATAAGTCTGATTTCCAAAATATTCTATTGCCATATCAACTCACTAGGGTAGTTTGAAAACAAAAGAGTTTTGATCAAAATTGTTGGTAATGACAAACACATCTGCCGTCGCATCATAGCGCCAATGCCCGAAGGTGCCTCGACTCCCAAGATTCTGACCTGGCCCACTGCTGTATTGATGTGCCGTCCACGACCAATCGGCAGGATCGAGAACAAACACGCTACTCGGAGCCGTCCCACTGTCGGACCCATCCCAACAAGCTATTTTCCCACTTGGAGTATGGTAGGCAGCGCCCGGAGAGCGTCCATCTGTGATTATCGTCTGAGGACCGGAGGTTTCTATTTCCGCACTGGCTACGTAATCGCTTTCGTCGTCAATGCTGATGGTGTGAACGCCCGAAGCCCCGATAATTATGTAAAGTCGTCTAATCGGATCTATCACGCAGGAATCATAATCAGTCCCGATCGGGGTGTCGTTGTTTATTAGACGAGTCCATACATTTGAGGCATAGTCGTATGAAAAGAACGCGATTCCGGTCCTCATATAAACTAAATGTGAGACAGGATCATAAGCGCAGAGAGGGATTGATTGATTTCCCGGATTGGTTCCACTCGGGTTTTTCTGAGTCCACAGTGAAGTGCTGGGATCGAACGTCCATGTTTGATCGCTGAAACCGCCGCTACCGGAGTATAGGCTGCCCCCGAACACAAAATAACGGTCTACATTGGCCAGATATTCGAGCCCTCCATAGGTATGGCGTGAATTGGGTGTACCATCGGAGTTGGCCTCGACATTCAGCTCTGGAGGATCGTGAGGATCTGTCAGCCGGGAAATCGCTACTGGTGACAATGCAAGGCTATAAAGTTCATTCCCGCCATAGTCACCATGACCGCCTCCCCATATCAAAAGCCTACGGCGAAGTGTGTCATAAGCACCACCTCCCCATGCGTTAATCACAGCCTGACAATTGTCATAGAAGGGGTATCCATCGGGAGTGTTGGGAGGGCCGACTGAGCGGAGGTTGGTATTGGACAACTGCGTCCATCCCGCTGAGTATTCATCGACTCCGATTTTCCCGCACAGCACCATTGGACTCAATTCAATTGTCCTTTTTTCATGCGCCTATAATCCGCGCGCATGGGATTGCCTTGCGGCTCGAATGATATTTTACCGATCTTTAGGCCGAGATTAATCAGCCGATTCGCCAGCCAAAGTCTGGTAGCGGGAAACCATCCGGCCTGACTGACGATCATGGTCGAGGCAGTCGGGATGCGCTGGATTCTCATTTGCGAGGTTTCCCTTTCGGCCAGCCGCGCTTGACCACAGATGGAGTCGCCTGAGTTTCAGACGGCTCCATTATCGTTTCCGCACATGGCGGATCGACTGTCGTTTCATTAATGACGCCGGGAATTACTTCTATCGGCGTTTCTTCCCAGGGCGGCTCATCTGGCGGACATGGAACCTCAATCTTCACCTCGAAGTGATCTAGATTTCCGCACCTACAAGGAACGTTATGGCGTGGCACATCTTCGGCGTTATCGAATGCAACCACGGTTCCACATGGAAGGTGAATCTCTACCGGGAACTCTATGTCCGAAATCGCCTTTTCCAGTAATTCATTTGATGGTGCCTGAAGTTGAAGAGCAGCTATCCGCCCATATTCAGCAGACACAATAATCGGATTGGATGATTGCCCGATGCGAGCGGTCGTGGGAAAATCAAACCTTTTATGGATCGCCGGATCGTAATCGGCTTCATTGATGATCTGAAAGGTATCGCCCGCCTTGATCTTGACTGTGGGGATTTGGCTCATTCTTTCGACTCCTCAAAGAATGGCTCCAGCTGCGCCAGGTCTTGCGCCGACAGAACGTTTCCCTGTTCTTTGCCGAGCAGGTCCAGGAGTCCGGGAATCGTCATACTGAACGGTTTCAAATCGGATTCGGTATCCAGCACCTTGCCGAATTCGGTTGCAAATTGCGCGTGCTGTGGCGTGCCCGGTTCTAGGCTTACGTTCTCGCCTTCCCCAACACCCGCAATTTCTCGAATCATCTTGATCCGTTGTTGTTCGATCACTTCGTTTTCGGATCCTAGTTGCTTGACATATTTCAGTAGACGATAGGCCGTGTGGGGCGGGAGTTTCAAACCGGCAAGGCGCTGCCAGGCTTCACGTGATACGAAGATACCGACTAATTTCATTTGATCCTCCAGAGGAAAGGGCCGGTGTTATCCCGGCCCCATCGTGTGAAAGGTTAAGTTGTTATGAGGCGTTTAATTCGTATACCTCGACGGAAATACTGACGGTCCATTGCTTGCCCTTGGGTACTTCAGCGAATAGAATCTCGCTGTCTTTTGGGGAATTTATCATCACCACCTCCCCTTCCTTCAGGCTTACTTGTTCGAATCCGGTCATGTAGGTGGTTCCTATGACCTGCTGAGTAACCATCTTCATAAGACCCCCCCCTCTCTCTAGATAGTTCCGACAGGAATATATCTAGTACCCACGCCATTGATCCAAACAGCGATTTTGTGCGTGATAGTGACGGATCCGCCGGATTGAGCTACGAGTCCATTTCCATCTGTCGCACCAACGCCATTGAATCCGAAAGTATGTTCCGCGCCTTGAGCGTTGGCCTCAAACAAAATGCCTATCATTTCTCCGCTCTGGCTAGTGGGATAGGTTCCCGTAATATGAATCGCCGCCAGTATGGCATTGGCAGCAACGGTCGTCCCTGCAGCCGAGATGGCCGCATTGACACCGCAAATAACCGTCCAAATGCTCCCAGTGCCGATGGTCGGCGTGCCGGAGGTTTCCACTACTCCCGAAACGGCCTGGAAGGCTTTTCCTTCGGATGGTTCGATATTGGCTGCACAAATCCGCATATGGCCCCTGATGCAGGAAAGTGCATATGCCCCGAGTTGGTTGTGCAGGATGGCAACGCGGGCATTGATCGCCTGGGCGTCAGATGCAAGCGTAAAATTGCCATCATCCGCGAAAATGGCAATCGCTTTGTCTCCCTGGGTATCGGCGGAATTGGCAACGCCAATGTGATGGCCGATGGCCGCAGAACTAGACTTATCGCCCATTACAAGGCCGGCCACACAAACGCCAGCCGGGAAGTACATTCCCACTATCCACGGATAGGTGGAACTGCGCACACTTGCGGCGAACGCGGCCGAGATACTTGCCGCTCCCTCAAGCGCGCCCGAGCCGTTGTTGAACGCCAGGAAGCCGGCCAATGGAGTTGTTGCGGTAATGAGAGCATGCCCACCGATTCGAGCAATGACGGCAGCGTGTCCGATGCCATAAGACGAACTGCAGACCACCGCAGTCGTATTGGCCTCGAACGTTCCCATTACTCCGGCGTGAAGGTGACTCAGAGTCGTGGCCTTGGCGACCAACTGCCCCACAACGCCATAGGTCTCATGGGCCGCAGTAGTGCAGTTGACCAAATGACGGAACCGCCCAGCCTTTGCGCTATAGGCGCTGTTGAGATTAGTTGGGCTTTCCGTGAAGATGGCCAGCACATCCAACTGACCATCGGAATAAACATTCTGATCGGTCGTGAAAGGAACGGCGCTTCCGAGTGCGCCGGCGGCGACCCAGTCTCCAATTCGGACACTGTTCATGCCGATGCCATAGGAAACCTTTTTGTTGACGGGATCGATGCTGTAAAGTTCCGTCCCGTCGGTGTTGTAAAACTTCAAAACGCCATCAACGTAGCGGCTCTTGAGTCCGCCGCCACTCGACGGATACATTCTACTATCCATGATTTTCTCCTGTGCTACTGTGGGGATTTCCCATCAAGCGCACGGGTATTTCAAACCCGCGCATTTGTTTTGTTTCGGGCGGGACACAATGCCCCGCCCGTTAATGCACGAGTTATCCAGCCAGCACCGCCCCAAGTTCCGGACGCGGACACCCAACGCCACACAGAATGTCGTAGCTATAACGTGTCCGTTTGTGCTCGCGGCTCATTTCAAGCCGCAGAGCAATCCCTGAGATTGGATCGACGGCGCTTTGGAAATTACCAAGTCCGGCACTCGCATCAGCCAAGGGCCGGGAAGCGAAGGCCAGCGCATCGCGATGGAATAACAGATTCACCCGGCGAGTGGCCTTTATGGTTATTGTCTCACCGCCCACCAGGGCGATCTTTAGGGCAGGCTCTATATAAACCGTCATATCGCCCCCGCCTGATCTGCTTGCCGCAGCACTCAAAACATAAGTCTGGGTGTCGCCGGCGAACGTAATGACGTCACCGGCAAACATCGCGGCAGTCCCGCCTGTGGTCGTAGTGATGGTCTTGACTCCGATTGCATGGGCGGTAGAAGCCTTCACGATGAAGGATACTGCCGCCGCTCCGGCTGTGAAAGACGGCACGTTTTGATCCATCACCCAAAGAGCACCGAGCTTGCGCCCGATCTGGCCGTTGATAATTCCTTCCGTGTCGCCGCGGAAAGAGGCATCCTGGAAAGCGCGAAGCTGCAAAGCATTGGCCTCGGCGTCCGCATCGATAACGCAGAAACGCGGATCCATTGGAGCCAGCTGGTTGTTGAGAGCCTTGCGCACATTGAGATAGGCAGACAAATCAGTAGAGAAAGGAGTCGTGCCAGCCGTCCCGCCGTAGCCATAGAATTTCACGGTTTGGGCAAAGAGCAGTGCGTCCATTTTATTGGCAAGGGATTTGATCGCCTCCGATGCCTGCATGGGGATAACGCCTTCCATGCAATCCATCAGATCCTTGTCGGAAAGGAAAAATGCAGCTTCCCACCATTGATCAAGGGCAATTGTGACTTCAGTGGGTGAGATTGCCGCTGTATCGGGAGCTACGTAATTCGGCGACACTGCATTTACGGTGATGGCCGAAGGAATTGGGATAGAAATCGTCGAGCCTTTCTGCCCGGCGATGGTCTCATACCCACGGTTTACTAGCCGCGGCATGATGGCTTGCTGACGGAGGGCCAAGAGGCCCTGAGCCAGAAGCTTGGGTAATACATAAGTGATTGTGTTCGTGGTCACGGTGTGACTCCTGTGAATTGATTGTTGAAATTAGGAGCCCCACCGGGGCCGGGCCGCGCTTCTCCGAAGCCGCCCAACAATTGAACTACGGTTCTACAACTGCCTTTCCGGACGCGATGTCCTCAAGGTTTTTGCCGAATGTCACGGCGTCAGGCATTTTGATAATGCGTGCGCCGCCGGATTTATGCGTATCGCCACCGTCTGCTCCGCCGCCCGCCGATGGTTTGAAGAATGCCTTCGGGACTCCCGTTGGCAGCCATTCCTCTGCGGTAAGAGGTTGATCGGGATGTTCTTTGCTGTAAACTGGCGTGTCACCATTCAAGGCAATCACCTTGCCATCCTTGTATTTGAAAACCTCACGGGCAAGGGTAAGCGCGGGACGCAGACAGTCGGGATCTATGCCAGCCTTGTTGGCAACATTCGTGATGTGTTCGTCCACGGCCTTGGATTCAAGTTGCTGCTTCAAAGTAAGGCGTTCCTGCTTGATGTTGGTGAGTTCGTCCACCAGCGGCTTGACGGCGGCTGAGACGTTCTTCTGAATCAGTGCTTCGATATCATCCGCGCCCTTCACGCCTTTCTTTGTAAAGGTTTCCTTCTCGGCCTTGAGCGTTTTGTACTCTTCCGGGTCCAGGCCGTCGAAAGTCTTGAGTTTGGGGAGTAATTCTTCGTCAATCCTTTTCATAAGACGGACGTTGGAATCTCTAAATTCGCTTATTTTCGCCTTGGCCTCCTTCAACTCCGTTTCGGGAGTCAAACCCTCGGCATTCAAGAAGTATTTTCCTTCCTTCTCTGTGTAAAATTCTTTCAGCGCCTCTGGCACTGCGCCATCAAGCACCGCTTTTAGCGTTGTCATTTGATTTCCTCTTCCAAATAAAAAGGGCTGAATTCCTGGGAACCTCCCAAGTATCAGCCCTGGACTATAAGTGCAAAATTCTTATGCTGCTTGCTGCGCCGCCTCTTCCCTCAACTGCTCAAATATTCCTTTGCCCTCGGCCCTCACGAGGCCCTCGCAGCATCTTCAGCCGGGATGGAGGGTAGGCGGGCCTTCACCATTCTCATAGGTTCCGTCAATGGGCCGCCGCTCGCCTTCCATTTCCAAGCATTCATCGCAGAGCCGGTCGTCTTTGGTCACAATCCAGATTACGTCCCAATCCGCTTCATCGAGTTCGCCTTTTTCAACGGCCTGCTTCCAGAGTTGCGCCTGTCCCTCTGCGCTGGCATCAATCGTCAAAGTCCGGGCAATCGTCTCCGCCCGCCGCGCAATCAACCGATCCGTATATTTCTGCACCAGCGATTCAATGCGCTCATTCGTCAGGCCAGTGCGATCCAGTACACCAAGGCCACGCTTCTCTGTAAGCAGGTTTCTCATCCCGCCCTTGCGCAGCATCCCCTCGGCAGTCTTACTCAAATCGGCAACCTCGGTGAAGCGATCAGCCAGGCCGCGCAGATATTCATCGTATCGCCCAACGGTCTTCCAACCATTCTGCGTGAGGCCCACAAGGTCGCGGATCTCGCGCGCAATCTGCAGCGTGGGGATGCCCTCCATGAAGGAGCGTTCAATCGCGGCCCGGATTGCCGCTTCCGTTTCCGCGCTGATCTTCAAAACCTTGTCGATCACGTCGTTGCGGATGACACTGAAGACTTGGGGATTCGTCATGTCAAACGAAATGCTGACGCCCTTGGGCAATGCAGCTACTGCCGCGCCCTTTTGCACCAGATCATGAACGGCAACCAGCGCCTCAGATTGGAACTGCGCAAACTCGTCTTTCAGACCGATCCTTTCCATTACCTTCGCGATCTGACCCAATGAAATCAAGGCAGCGATCTGCGTTAGGTTCACATTGCCGTTGAGCCGCCGGATTGTTTTGATAAACTCCCGGCGCAGTTGTGGCTCAAGCGAATCGGCAACCTGGTGAATCTCGGTGATGCTGGAAAGGACTTTAGCCATTACAGCCCCCCGCTTCCCGTACTGCCGCCGGCTTTTATTTGAGCCTCTTCGGTTTCATAGTCCACGCCTGGCCGCGTCAACTCACCCTTTTGCAGGTTGCTGTACAGGGTTTGTTTGCTGATCGCATTACTCTGCCACAGGGCCATGAGGGCCGTGACTTCCTGAGGGCTGAGCTCCACGTCCATCAGATCGGTATTGAGCGCAATGGCCACGTCGTCAGGATTAGCGCCTGCCCAGTCGGCCATCCACTTCACGGCCATCGTCAAGCCCATGCTGCCCGTTTGCGCGATGGATTGCAGGATGGAATTCTCGCCGCTATGGCGAAGCTTCACGGTTTCGGCTGCCTCCGGGGTTGCCCGTTGTTGTTCTAACAGCCGGGCACCAAGCGCGGCCATCTTGGCTTCTTTTTTCTCAAGAGCCTTCTCTAGGGTTTCAAGCCCCTTGCCGGTGAATTCAACATAATTTACCTTGGCATTCTCATTGCTGATCACCAGCGCCTTGGATGAACCAACATCGATATTTTTCCCTTGGGAATCCCAGCCCGTAATGGAAACAAAGGGCAATGCCGTGAAATGGGTGCCGTGTTCAAGATCCGCCGAACTGCGATAATGGGAAATATTCACATCAACAAGATCGGCAATTGGGGAGCGCTCAACATTCGGACTGAGTGATCGCGGACCGAGAAATACAAACGGGATGAAGTCCCAGGAATCCCCGCGGATGATTGGAATGACTGGATCTCCGGTGACCCATTCTTCCTTGCCGGCCGTCTTGACTTTGCGCCAAATGGTTTGTTGGTAGACGCGCCGGGGGCATTCCATGGACAATTCCAGCACGCGATACTGGCCCTTTAGTTCCAATTCGAATTTGTCTTTTTCGCTGGCTTCCCATGTTTCTTCATAAAGCACAACGAGGGAAAGCAAGGTTAGATCATCAACCTTTACCGTGCGCCAATTCCTGATTTGCTCCGCTGAGTAGGTCGTCAGGTATGGCCGATGATCGGGACTATTTTCGGGCGGCATATCAACCAGAATGCCAACGCGCCCCACGGTCATAATTTCATGCAGCAGGTTCTTAGAGAACGAATCCAGGGGCTCATCTTTCAGCGTGATGTCTTTGAGAAATGGTTCAATTAGACCAGGAACTTCTATCTGGATAGGCTTGCGGAAAATGGCACCCACAAGGCCATCAACCGTGCGGGCGGCGGCGTTGTAGAACAGCGCACGATCCTTGTAGGCTTGATATTCGGCGGGCTCCTGGTCTGGAAGTTTGGGCAGATAGGTGGTTCCGGCCGCCTTAACCGTATCGCTCCCGGCAATCACATCACGACAACCCTGCCACAGTGCGGCACTGGCTTGGTAGTCGGGATGAATAAAGGTAATAGACATTAGTGCTCCGATAATCTCACTTGAAAGAGTTGCGGGCGGATCGTGAATAACCGATAACGCGCTTCGTCGTAAACGTGGTCTTCGGAATCCTTTTCCACGTCATCGGGATCAGTTTTGCTTCGCGGTAATACCGGCACGGTCCTGATAAACTGCCTGCAGGTGTCCATGATGAATAAGCCCGGCTCTTCCAGCGGCTTTGCGGTAGAAGCCTTCAATGCCGCGCGCATTTTCTCAAAGCCCGTTTTGCGGCTGAGCGGAGATTTGTCGGCACGGGTCCAGCGGCAACCAACGCGCTCCATGTCCGCTGCAAATGAGACATCGGAGTCAAATATCTGCGTATCCGCCGGACCCGGTTTCACGTGAAACTTGAATCCCTTCTCGATCTCGACCACCTTGCGCCCGATCTCGGCAGCGTTCATGTGGTTGCCTTCATTGGGCTGCCCGTTCCATCCGTAATATTCGGCAATCCTGAAAAGAGTGCCGCGGGGATAATGCTTTCCGTTGGGAGCTTGCGTACCATCGCTCTCGGCCCACCATCCCACGCTGAACGGATGCGAGCTGCCCCAGTCAAACGAGCGGTCGACATACCAGCTCTGCGGAGGCTCGAAATAGGGAATGACGTGAATGTCGGGATTCCATATGTCGTCGAAGGCGCCGCCGGCAACAATATCCCAATCCCCGCTAAGCATTGCGCGAACAAGTGCCGGGTCTCCGTACGCCTCAAGTCGTTCACTGTATTTAGGATCTGCTTCGGTAAGCGTTGGATTGTCTTCAAGGCGCGCCGGGATGAATTGTCTCATCATCCCGCCTTCACCCTTGCCGGTAGTCCACATTTCCAGCGGTTTCACTGGATCGATAAATGCTGCCTTCACCCAATTATGGCCGATAGAGCCGGGATTGCTCGCGCTGAGAATGCGCGGGAACATCGGCTTGTATTTCTCTGGAATCTTCAATCCGCCAAGCCTGACACGCCCTCGAAGATATCGATACATCGATCCCAGGAAGTGCGTCAATTCGTCGATCATTAGGACGTGTATTTCCGGCCCCTGATATTTCTCAACGTCTTTTTCGTACTGACAATGACACAGGAAAATCTTCGAGCCGTTCCAAAACTGAATATCATTGTCCGAGTAATTTATTTTTACGTGCTTGCTTCCAACCCAAGGCAACAAGAGAGCCGGGAACGATGTTGGGCCTTCCATGTGATTTTTTATCAAGTCCGGGAATATCCGCCGAAACAAATAGACCTGAAGTCCGGGAATATCGAAGCACCAAGCAATGGCCGCCACGCGCAGCAGGTGTGATTTCCCACCTCCACATGCACCGCCGTAAAGTATTTCCGTGGCATTACTTTGGAATGCAATTCCCTGCTTCGGATGAAGCCGGAGATTTAGAATCAGATTCGATAATAACATTCAGTCCAAATTTAAGCGGACCCCCGCCAAGGCCACCAAGTTCACCTTTCTCGATCCACTGCCCCATTTCCTTTGCAGCCTGAACCTCATGTTCGCGCAATTCTTTGAGTAGACCGGTATCAACCTCATAAACATCGATCACTTCCGCGGCGGGTCCAGACCCTACGCCCTTCTGATCATGAGCCAAAAGGCCGGTACTTCCGCCCGCGACGCCTTTCATGGAAATATCAACTGCTCTTTCGGCAATCACTTGCTGCATTTTCAACCAGCGCTCATTGACCGCACGGATTCTCGCTTCCTTGACTGCAATTGATTGATTTATAAGCTTTTCCGAGATGACTGATTGAATTTCGGAGATTCTTACGACAATCTTATCATTCCTTATCAAACGCGAAGAATTCGGCTCGGCTCCTTTTTTCTTGTATCCTGCCAAGACATAAGCTTCCCTTGCAGATTTTCCCCGAGCAACAAGGGTGGCGAATTTCTCGTGCTTGGAATTCTTCAGGATACTCACGCCGCCCTCGTCTTGGGATTCATCAACGCCTGTTGCAACGCTATTGCAAAATTTCCCCAAATCCATTGGCTCCTTCGCTCCCGTGGACTCAACCAAGGACGAGCCCTTCCACCCTGCAGTGAGTAATAGGGGTTGCGCTGATCTTCGCGGTAGGCTTGCTGGACTTGAGTATCAGTGCTACCCATGTCTTCGCGCCTTCACTTCACGTACAATTCTTGAAGCCTCATCCTGCTCCAGCCGATCCAGCCCGGGCAGCCTCGTATGATCAACGTCGGAATTCCTTTCCTGGCATTCGCGGCACCTACACTTCACTTGCATCGGGCCCGATAGATCCGATCCCAAAACCATTTTCAGCTCATGTGTAATTGCCTGCAGATTACTGTCATCAAAATCCTGCAGGATGCGCGGGGAAAGGATCGGTTTATTTTTAATCAGCAGACCACGCTGTCTGAGAAGCGGGAAAACATATTGGGGCACACGAATCACCTGCCCTGTATCCCAAACCCGTAAGGGATGGCCCCAAAGCGGTTGTGTGTTTTCCAATGCAGTAGCTATTATCTCTTCATTTTTAAGAGTTTGAAGGTTTATCTCTCTCGCTTTTGGCTGTCCTAGATTTCAGACAGAAAGTCGTCGAGGCTTTTATCTACCAAAAGAAAGCCGGTTGTAGCGACGATTTCGCAGATTTCCTCTTCGCTTAAATTAAACCATTCCCCCTGTATGCGCCTATCTGCATATTGCTTGTGCAGTAACCATTCGATTGCACGGAATGAACTTGTTGGGAAAAATGCTATCAGCCTTACGCCTGGAGGAAGCATCTCCCATAAATCAACCATCCTGTTTCGTACATTGCCAGTACAGCCTATTTTATAAACTTGGCTGGAGCGCAGGAGATAGACACCACAACCTGAAACAATTGTGGGAAGTTGAACCGCTGATCCAGATTGACGTTTGGCTGTTGCTCTTTCTTTTTCCGTGAATGACTCGTTATTAAGTAATTCTATTGCGCCTTTGATATCATTTGGAAGCTCTGAAAGAGGAACTCTTAGTTTTGGACCATTCTTCACCAACAGTCCCAATTGCCGAAGTTTTGACATTATCCTACCATCGGTATTTAATTTTTTTTGCTGTCCTGTACTTATTGAGATTAAAAGTTTATTCACATCATCTATTCCCGTGTTTTCATCCTCTCAGGGCCGACCGCCTTGCAGGATCAGCCAGCCCTTATCGAAAGGAGGTTGCAGATAAAACTGTCAGGCTATAGTTTGAGGAAATTTTGGGGAATGAGTCAATAGAAAGCACCCTTTAGATAAAAATAAATTGGCAGTACTAGGCAGTAGTGAGCAGCTTTTGCGTTTTGGCCTT